TAACAGAAAAAAAGTGGATTCTCCTGGTACAAGCCTCGACGGCTTGGAAATTCAGAACAGGATTCGTGATTGGTTGGAAAGCTCCGAGCCGCGCGGGGAATTGCTGTCCCTGGCCGCGGGGCGTAGTTTGCGAGAGTTTGAGGACAAGGCCTTTTCGTTTGATTGGTCGGCGTTGAATGCAGCCGTCGAATTTATGGAGCGGCTGGAATTGCCTGATTACGGCAAGCGCGTAAAGCTCGAGAATTATCAGCTCTGGATTCTCTCCCAAATCTACGCGCGGCAAGACTCGGCGACCGGGCTCCCTGCTACTAAGCTCCTAATTATTGAAGCGGCCAGGGGAGCCGCGAAAACTTTTCTGGGCGCGCTGATTTGTACTTATGAAATCTGGAAGGCCAGAGAAGCAATTCAGATTGATATGGGCTCGACTGACAAGGGAACCGCGGGGCGTGACGTAGCAAACCTTTGTCGACATTTCGCGCGCCAGATTGGGGAGACCTTGAAGCCCCTTGCCTCAAATCAATTTGCTGCCGTGAAAAACCTAAAAACAGAGGCGGCGATCGAAGTCTTGAAGCCCGACCCCGAAACGTACCACGGGCGTCGGCCCCGGCTGGTGTTCCTGGACGAAGCGGCGCACTACCTGAAGCCGGTAATCACCCGAGCGCGAACCGGTGCGGCGAAAAGAGCGGACGGCCAGGTCATCACGTTTTCGACTCCTCACCATGACCGCGGGGTTCCCTACTACGGGATCCGCGATCAGGTGGTCGGTGAGCTTGTCGAAGGCGTGTCGAAGCCTCACGAGGTCGCTTTGTGCTGGTGCATAGATGACGATGACCCTATTGAGTTTTCGGAGGAATTGGTCGCGAAAGCGAACCCCGGACTCGGGGTTACTATTCGGATCGATGAAATCCGAGCTAACTTTGACTCGATGGTCGCGAACGGAACGGCCTCAAGCCGTTCGGACTTTTGCCGCCAGCACTACGCGCGGTTCAATGATGACGTTGCCAGGCTTGTAGGGATGGATGAGCTTCGCGCTTGCTCTGGGGCTTGTGAGTTCGTCGAGGGCGCTCCGCTTTTCGTCGGGCTGGACTTGTCGCGCGGCGCCGTTCATGACTCGAACCGGACTGACGTTTGCACAGTTACATTCCTGCAGACCGACCCGCTCGGAGTGATCCAGGCGAAACAACGGCATTTCCTCCCAGAACATCGCCTCGAGGAATTCGGTACACAGTCGCGGCTCCCCCTCGTCGAATGGGTAGACGCGGGATGGGTTCAGACTTGCCCGGGGCGGACCATTGACCCCGGAATGATTGAGGAAGAGATTCGTGCCGCGGTCGACCGCTTCCGGGTGGTAGAGATTGGATACGATACCTGGACTTTCTACCGTGATTTGCTTTCGCGCTGGACCGGGCTTGAGCGCTGGCCCCTGGTTGCTCGGGCGCGGGCGGAACACACGGTCCCGGCGACAGAGGGGTTCGTTGACAAGGTTCGCGCTGGCCGGTTTAGATATGAGGGCGACCCGGTTCTTGAAGTCGCCATCAAGAATACCCGCGTGAAAAATTTTCAGGGCGGGCGACGGCCTGACAAAGACCCGAGCCGGTCAATGATTGATCCTTTTATGTCTTTGGTTTACGGGCTTTCCGCGCTGTTTGATCACAACGGGGATCGTCCCTCGGCTTATGAATCCTCCGAAATAGCTTGTTAGGGTGCGGGTTTTTTTGGTAAAGTATTGACGAACCAGGCCCCGCAAGCTATGGGGTTCTTTTCTCGCAAATCCTCCGAACGGGCAAAATCGCCTGTTCCCACCTGGTCGCTTTTCCGGCCTCTGTCGTCCTGGCAAATCGGGACGACCGAGGTGCTGGGCATTCCGAGCGTCGGGCGCTGCATCGACTTGATCGCCGGGGACGTTGCGCGCGTTCCGTCGTGTGTGGTTGGAAAGTACGGAGAGGGGTTTGTCGAGATTGATTCTCCGGTCGCCGATTTGCTCGATCGGGGGCCGAATGACCTGATCAGCGGATCGACGTACCTTCGTAAAATTGTTACGGATTTGCTCATTCACGGGCGGCATCTAGACGTCATCGCTCGAGACGGGCGCGGAAACGTGATCTCAATCACGCCCGCAGAGTTTGGAACGTGGGGCTATAACTGGGACGAAAAGGCCCAGACCCTAACTTACCAGGCGTTCGGCCGGACGTTCTTGCCTGAAGACGTTCTACACTTCCGCCGAGCAGAGCGCGTCATGTTTGAAGGGAACGGCGTTCTCGACCAGTTCGCGATGACGTTCAAAATGATTGCGTCGCAATACACGGCCGCCAAGCGTGTGTTTGAGACTGCGCTTCCGAAAATGAAGCTTGAAACCGACGAGCCGATTAGCGCTGAGGGCGTAGCCCGTCTCCAAGAATCTTTCAGGTCGACACACGGGGACGCGTCTACCTGGTCGACGCCCGTAGTGGTTTCCGGGGGAATGCGCGTCGGTGAAATTTCACAGCGTCTCGACCAGTCGGAATGGTCCAGCGCTCAGGAGTTCGGAGTCGCGGACGTGGGGCGCGCGTTTGGTGTTCCTGTGACAATGATCGACTCCAAGTCGAGTCCGACCAGCGAAGATATCTCGAGTTATCTTGAGGGCTGTTTGCGGCCGATTCTTGACATTCTGAGCGCTGAGGTGCAAATGAAGATTCTGCAGCCGGGCGAGCGGCTCAGGTTCAAGACCGAACAGCTCACGCGCGGGACCGCTTCAGCGCAGGCCGCAGCAGCGCGGCAGCTCATCGACGCAGGCATTCAAACGCCAAACGAGGCTCGGATTTCTCTTGGAATGCCTGCCCTCGACAATCCCGCAATGGATGAAATCTTAGTCTCGAAAAATTACGGCGCAATGGGTTCTAAGCCTGGCGCAGATGACATTGAGTCCGACGCTTCTGGAGGGCTAGACAATGCTTGAAACGCGCGCGCAATCGGTAAAGGTCGAGGGTAACATCCTGCGCGGTATCGCGGTTCCGTTTGAAGAATGGACCGAAATTCACGAGCGCGGCGTGACGTTCCGCGAGAAGTTCGTTCGCGGTTCCATCGACGTTCCGGACTCCGCGGTGCTTCAGTTTTCGCACCAGAACGGCGGGGTTCCTCTGGCTCGCGTCGGAGCGGGCACTATTACGTTTACTAATTCGCCCGAGGGCTTGCGTTTCGAGGCGTCTATCCCTGAATCACGAAAAGACATAACCGAGGCCCTCGAGCGCGGCGACCTCGACGGTTCGGTTTCTATTGGGTTCCATACTGTGGAGGACCGGAAGACTCCGGTTCGTAATGGGGGCGTTAGTTATTTGAGAGAAGTTCTCTCAGCTACGCTCGATCACTTAGCGGTACTCGCGTCTGAGCCCGCGTACAAATCAGCGAAAGCGGAGTTTTCAAAGAATGAATCTCAATGAAATGCGAGACAAAGAAGAGCGCGTATTCAGGGCGCTTGGCGAGGTTCTCGACGGCGCAAGCGGGCGAAGCCTGACCGCCGAAGAGGCCGAAAAGGTCGAACGAATGAACGCCGAGGCCGATGAGCTTCAGGGGCGTATGCGGTCTGCTGCGGCTGTTGAAGCTGCTGAAATGCGACTCTCGAGCGCGCGCGGCGGTTGGAACATGAGCGAAACTCAGGTCGAAAAGAGCCCCGAAACCGACTTCCGCGGATTTGCTCGAGGCGATTTTGGCCGCGAGTTTCGTGTCGGTCCTTCGGTCGAAGGTCGCGCCCTGCCCGTTACGGGCGGAGCAGCTCCGAATGCGGCTCCCCTGGCCCCGCTTGGCCTTTACGAGCGGTTTGTTACCATTATGGACCGAATGGCCCCGATGCGTACGGTTTGCGCGGTTGACACTTTCGCAACTAGCGACATTCGCTACCCGCAGCAGGCTAGCCAGGTCACAGTCGACGACGACACGGCCGAGGGTGCCGCGTTTGACAATTTCGAACCGACTTTTGGATCGAAGACCCCGACCCCGCGGAAGTTTGCAGTCCAGACCAGCGTCACAAACGAAGCCGTGAATGATTCGTTCTTCTCGCTCGAGGACGTGATTCTCCAGCAGCAGGCCGAAGCCCTGGCGGCGGCCCAGAATGCGGCGTTTATGCTTGGGACCGGCGTCGACGCTGGAGATGACCGGCTTTTTGCCGATCACACGAGCGCAGGAGGCAAGGAAAAGGTGGCAGCGTCTGCAACTAAGGTCACGCTGCTTGAGCTGGTTTCTGGCTTGTGCGAGCTTGCGTCGACCGGGTATTTCGGTCGTCCGGGTGCGTTTGTCGTCTCTCCGGGGATGATTGATGACCTGATGACCGAAACCGCTGATTCTCGTCCGATCCTCCAGCCACAGGCGCAGTCGACGTTTTCGATCCAGAGCCCGTTCCAGGTCTTCGGCCGGCCTGTTTACGTCGCATCCGAAGGATCGGCCATGACGACCGGAAAGCATGTCGCCGCATATGTGACGCAGGATTGCGCGCGGATCGCAGACGTTCAGGGGATCAATTTCCTCCGCGACCCGTACACCCTCGCGGCATCTGGGCAGATCAATCTCCTTGCATCGATTCGCTCCGGCTTCGCCATCACCGAGGCCCGAGGTATCGTCACTTATAAGACCGCATAAGGCCTGGTTCGCCTCCAGGGGGGGGGAGTCCTCTTCTCCCCCCTCCTTATAGGCTTTGCATATGAGAATCACTGATCAAAAATCTAGCCCCTTTTCTTTGGCCGAGATCAAGGCTTACATTCGTGTCACTCACGAAGAAGAGGACGACGTCATAGCTCGGATCATGGATGCCGCGCTTGATTACTTTGAAACAGTGACCGGCGTCTATCTGCGCGAAACACGTTTCGAAATGCGTTTTGCTGAATCGCCTGTAGAGCTGGTCACGCGGCCGTTTGTTGCCGAGATTAGCGCTGTAGACGATGACGGCGCAGCAATAATTACAACATTGCACGACGCGCCAGGCGAGGTAAAGGTTGTAACCTGGGATTCTGTGGCGGCGGGCGCTTTGACTCTGACGTGGACGGTCGGTTATGCAAACCGCGGCGCTATCCCTGCGCGCATGGCGCAGGCGTTTCGGGCTCTTGTTGCGGACGTTTATGTCAACCGCCAAATGGAACAAACGGCGGCGCTGAACAAGGCCTGGCTAAACCAATCAATATTTTTGGGCGAATCACGGGTAGCGGTTTGACTTATCAAGCTAGAGGCCGAGCAAATGTTCCGTTGATCGTGCAAAAGCGAACGACGACGGCGGACGCCGCGTCTGGCCAGGTCGAGGACGTGTGGACCGACATTGCTACTATCTGGGCGTCGGTCGAAAACCGGGGCGGAGCGGCAAAAGGCGCGTATGAGTTCGCAATGCTGGCAACCGAGCGCAAGGTTTGCGTTACCGACTACCGAGCGGATATTTCCTGGTCCATCAAGGACCATCGGTTGAAGTCGCCCGAAAACGGGACAATCTACAACATCACCGAAATAACGGATCCCGGTCTGAAGCATCATGTGGTCGAGTTGACTCTTGAGGAATTGCAGACATGAGCGACCGACGAGCCTTCAACCGCCTAAAAGGCCAAGCCGCGCGCGGCGTGACTGTGGCGTTCGGTATTGATTTGCTCGGCGCCTCGGAATTACAAAATCGGCTAGAAGCAATGGACAAAAAGATAGCCGCAAAAATTGTCCAAAACGCTATCAAGCCAATCGTCCGCATGGGCCGCGCAGAATGGAAAAAGGGAATTCGCGCGGCGCGGGTTGGCTCCAAAACGACAGCATTCAGGCGCAAGTACGGGCAAGGGCTGCGCCAGGCGCTCGCGCAATCAGTAAAGGCGCGCATGCCTTCGGGAGCTGGAAAAAATGCGCTTCGCGCTTATATCAGCTTGGGCGGCCGTTCTACCAAAAAGGGCGAAAAGGCAATAACTAACGCTGGCCAGGCAATGTGGCTTGAATACGGTACTCGGCCGCACGGGCTTGGAAGGGGACGCAAGCACCCAGGAGCAGCGCCGATTACAAACGTCCGCGAACGTATCGAACAGCTACAGCCTAAAGCCCGGCGATTGTTTGAAGAAGCAATTATTGAAGGCATGGCGACCGGCGGCAAAACAATCAAGGCGCAACGAATGAAAGCCGTTCGGGCCAGAGCGGAGCTTTTGAAATGATCCAGGCAATCAAGGAACTGCGTGAACAGCTTCTAACGTCGTCGGACATTGACTCGGTTGAACCGTATTTGCGTGACGATTCTGCATTGCCTGCTATTTTGTACGAGGTCCAAACCGACGAAACCGTTATGCAGTTGGCAGCGGCTGGCGCAGATTTGCGCTTTGCGGTTATTGAATTTAGGGCGCTTTCTGAAGATTACGTCGAAGCCGAAGGCCTGGCAGAAGAAATCCGCGCAAAGCTTGAGGCAAAAACGTACGACGGGACGCCGACGCAAAGCGTCCGAATTGCTTCTTTTGATCGAGCATACGAAATGCCCGTCGACAGCTCGAATCAAGTTCTTTATGTAGTGACCGTGTCTGTCAACGTGTTTTTTGATTCTGAATGGAGCCCCTAAAATGGCTACGACTAGCGTAGGAACGACCGTCACTCTGACGCCGCAGGGCGGATCGGCAATTAGTGCAACTGAAATCCGATCGGTCTCCGTTGCTTCGGATTCTCAAAGCCTGGTCGATGCGGCAGGGCTGGGAACAGAATTTAAAGAACTGATCCCGGGCCAGGTCGAAAATCCGGTTATTACCGTCGTGACGCTTGATAAGCCAAACTGGACTAGGTCGGCAGCAAAGGGCGAGCTGGTCGTCCAGTTTGGGCCGGGCGGATCTGGTAATCCGAGCGCGGTCAGTTTTTACAATTGCGTGCTTAGTGAGGTTAGCGCATCGGTCGGAATTGACGCGGCTGTTGAATTTACTTTTGTGTTTACTTCGCTGCAGAACGTCAGTGGAAGCACTGGCGGGGGAATCAGCCCGTGATCGAGGCCCGGGAACTCGAATGGAATGGTGTGGCGATTGTTGTCAGTGTCCCTATGGGGGCAGATTGGCTTGCCGTTGCCGACCTGGAAGGGACCGAACGAACGTTCGCGTTGATCCTTCGTTGCGTCAAGCGAAAAAGCACAGGCGAACCTCTGTGGCAAAGCGTGCAAGACCTAGAGCGCGTCCCTGTAGCTTTGCTTCTCAACCTTGATCGCATTTTGGGCGAGTTGATGGAGTACGACATTGCGGACCCTACGTCGGCCAAGTGTGCGGATTGTCCCGAGCCCTTGGCCTAACTGTTCACGACTTGCTGTCGCTCCCTGCGGCTGAACTACACATTTGGCGGACCTACGCTAGAAAAATGGAGGAGGCGCAATGGCAGGCAAGCGAAGCATCGGAAGCCTACTCGTCCAGGTCGGAGCAGACACCCGGCAGCTGAATAGCGCAATGGGCGAGGCCGAAACAAAGGTTCGCCAGTTTGGGTCAAGTGTAAAACGGCAGGCGACTGGCGCTCGCGCACAGTTCGCAGGCATGGGAAACAGCGCCAGCGCCGCTCTATCTAGGATGGGCGCCCTTGGGCGCGTTCCTGCATTGTTGAGCGGGGGAACGGCGGCTGCCGCAGGCGCTGCCGCGTTTGCAGGTTTTCGCGCTGTACAGAAATCAGCAATGGACGCGCATCAGTTCTCGCCCGCATCCGTCAAGCTAGAAGCATTTCTCGAGGCCGAGAAGGTGCGTCTCGATTCTGAATTTGGAAAACGTTTTCCCCTGGCGACTGCGGTTCTAAACAATATGGGCGCTGCCTTTGAAAACCAAACGAAAAAGGCGGTTCTGGGGGTCGCGGAAAATGACACGCAATTGGCCGCCATTGGAAAAATTGCGGTAGGCACTCTTACGCAATCGATGATGGGGCCAATTGCAGGCATTCAGCAATTGATCGGCCTTGTGCAGTATATCCGCGACAGGTTCGCTGACGAGTCGCCGCAGGCCGGAGGATATCCGGCAAATGTGGCCGTTCCGGAATCTGCAAAGCCGATGGGCCCACCGCTCGAGTCGGGTAGCGCAATGCCTAGGGAGGGGTTCTAATGGCCTGGACATTTACAGAGCGTGCGGGAAGTGGAAAATTCAGGTTTAGCGACGACGGCAGCGCGCGCGGGACCATTTCGCTTGTAGCGACGCTGAGTGATGTTTCAGCAGACGACGCGCCCGCAAAAAGGCCTACGGGGACCAGCGCCGACTTGTTGACTGCCCTAAAGGCTGATTTTCCGATCGGTGGGGTGCCGTCGAAGCCCTCTACGTTCGACGATTGGTGTACGACTTGGGGCGACGAATTCAGAATAACGGGATACGCCGGGGCTGTTCCGACAAACTCTCGCGGGACCGTTTGGTATGTCGACGTAGAGCTGATCTATTGCGGGGCGACTGTGCCGCTTCAAGGGGCTTCGCTAGAATCGGTGCCCTTCCGAAAAGACGTGGACATAACGGTAACCGCCGTATCTCGGAGCG